GACAAGTACCGGGTCATCAACGACAAGGACGTGTACGGGGTCCTTGAGCCAATTTCCGAGCAAAAAGCGCCCTAAAGGGAGAGAAAATATGAATGAGACTATTGACACGACCGAAAACGCCTCGGCAACCTCCGGGGAAGATTTTGAGGGTGAAGCCTCGAAGATGGGCTGGGTCCCGGAAGACAAGTTCCGCGGCAGCCCGGAGAAGTGGGTCGATGCGAAGACCTTTGTCGAGCGGGGAAGGGAAGTGCTCCCGATCGTGAAGGCCGAGTTGAGGAAGACCCGCGAAGAGCTGGAGCAGACGAGACAGGCGGTACAAGAGTTCCAGGCGCTGACCCAACAGGCCAAGGAACGCGAAGTGGGCGAGTGGAAGGCCAAGTACGAAGAGGCCATCCGCGCGAAGAAAGATGCGCTCGACCAAGGCAACGGTGAAGCCTTCATCGAAGCCGAGGCCGCTCAGAAAGCCTTGGAGGCCAACCGGCCTCAACCCAAGACAGACGTAAAGCCGGACCCCGTGTTCGTCCAATGGCGCGGCGAAAATTCGTGGTACGGCACGGATGTGGAAAAGACGATGGAAGCGAACCTCGTCGGATACCGTCTGGCGAAGACGGGTTTGAGGGGTCGTGAGTTGTACGACAAGGTTTTGGAGGAGATGGAGAGCCGAACGGAACAGGCGAGGGGTACGACCCGAGCGGGTCCGGTTCGGGGAGGAAAGCCGGCGAACACGTCTCGTGGTGGGAAGAGTTACGAGAACCTGAAACCGGAGTTCCAGAAGGCGTGCGACAACATGGTGAAGCGGTTGGGGATCAAGAAGGAGGACTACGTGGCGAAGTGCGACGAGGAGGCGTTCCGTGGGTAGGCCGCGAAAGATCGTGGAAGGCGATGTTGCGACTCCCGTCGTGGAGCAACCGGAACAGCCCATTCCTGCTCGCTCTCGCGAAGCCATCGACGCGGAGAAGTACACCAAGGAATACCTCGAACGCAATCGCACGAACCTCTCCGGCTTCGAGCTTCGTCTTGCTCACTATGGAGAGCATCCGGGCTGGGTACGACGGTGGGTGGTGGACCGGGATAACCGCGTCCAGAGTCTTCTGGAGAAGGGCTGGCGATTCGTCCTTCGTGATGAAGTCGGCATGAGCGATTCGGTGGGTCGTGGGAACACCGACATCGGCGACCGGGTTTCCGTGGCAACGAGCGTTGGAGATCCCGTGAGGCAATACCTCATGGAAACGACCCAACAGCTTTTTGACCTCCAGGTGGAAGCGTCCATGGAGCCCGTGAGGCGCAGCGAGACCGCCCTGAAAGATGGGGGTCTGGGTTTGAGCAGCACCGAGAACACGTATTTCCCCGAGTGGGCGAAGAACCGCATCGTATCGAAGCTGCAATAGGAGACTTAAATGGCGAACGTCGTCGCACCTTTCGGCCTTCGGATTGCCCGCACGGGGAACCAGGCGGCTTACAACGCGCAGTTGAATACCTACTGGATTCCTTCCTCGGACGGCAATGCGTATTACGAGGGGGACATCGTGAAGTCCCTCGCGAACGCCGACGGGAACGGCATCCCTGGTGTGGTGAAGATCACCAACGGAACGGATACCCCGAGGGGTTTCATCGTCGGCGTTCTTCCCTCCCTCCTGGGTGGGAACTCGATGCAGGGAACGAACCTCGATCTGACCCAGGTTTCCATTCCCGCCTCCAAGACTCGCGACTACTACGTGCTGGTCTGTGACGACCCGGACGTGATCTTCGAGGTGCAGGGAGATTCGACGGCCACGAACCAGGTCGCGGCGAACGTGAACAAGAACGCCTCCCTCACGATTGCGGCTCCCTCCACGGCGACCTTCCCGCTCTCGGCTTCCGTCGTGAACTCCAGCACGATCGCGACGACCCAGGCGCTCATCATCCGCCTCATGGGGCTTGCTCAGTTTCCGGGCAACGGCTTCGGCGCCAACGCGACGTGGATGGCGAAGTTCAACCAGCATGAATTACAGGGAAATACTTCCGGCATCTGATCCGGCGTAAAGGAGATCGAACATGGCAGGCGTCATCACCACTGGCTCCCACCCCAAAGCCCTTTGGCCCGGCATCTATGCCTTTTGGGGCACGGTCTACAACGAGCATCCGCCGGAGTGGAAGGAGCTTTGCCACACGATCTCCGACAGCGACAAGGCTTACGAGGAGCTGGTCGGAGACACGGGCTTTGGCCTCGCTCCCCAGAAGCAACAGGGGCAGGGAATCACCTACGATTCGAACGTCCAGTCGTTCGTGTCTCGTGCGGTGCATGTGACCTACGCCCTGGGTTATGCAGTGACGATGGAAGAGCTGCAGGACGACCTGTACGAAAAGGTCTCTACGGCAAGGGCTCGTGAAAACGCCTTCTCCCAGCGACAGACCAGAGAAACCGTCGTCGCGAACATCTACAACAACGGGTTCAGCACGGCCGCTTCCAACGCGATCGGCGACGGCAAGCCGTTCTTCTCGACTTCTCACCCGACGGTGACGGGTTCCACCTTCGCGAACCGCCCGACCACCGACGCGGACCTCTCGGAAGCCTCTCTGGAAGACGCGCTGGTTTCGATCGCGGGGTTTACGAACGATCGTGGTCTTCTCATCTCGGTCATGCCGAGGAAGTTGATCGTCGCCCGACAGAACATCTACAACGCCGCGCGAATCCTGAAATCGGTCTACCAATCCGGTACGGCGAACAACGACATCAACGCCATCAAGGCCATGAACGCCCTGCCGGACGGGGTTTCGGTGAATCACTACCTCACGGCTGCAAACGCCTGGTTCATCAAGAACGACATCCCATCCGGGTCTGGTGTGGTGTTCTTCGACCGGATGCCGACCACCTTCGACCAGGACAACGACTTCAACACGAAGAACGCTCTGGCGGCTTCGGTCACGCGCTTCTCCGTTGTTGTTGGCGATCCTCGGTGCGCTTTCGGGGTTAATGGCCCGTGAACAAGCAAAACAGGGAGGGGGCCGGTAAGGCTCCTGCGGTTCCCCCGATTCCGACCGACATGCACAAGTCGGTTCCGAATAAGGGGTTCAAGAAGTAATCGAACTATGAGCCCTTCGGGGTTCCACTTGGCGCGAAAGCGTTCATAGGAGATCGAAATGCCGGCGAGCCCGTATAGCAACTACCCGAGTGGCTTCCCCAACGGGCTCTTGCTTCGTAACGTCCCCATCGTCCAAACCAATCCTGGAAAAGTCTTCTGGGTCTACAACGGAACCGTTACCCAATCGGGTCAGACCGGGGGTTCCAACGGCAACGACGGTACGTTCAATCGTCCGTTTGCCACCATCGCCTATGCGTTGACCAAATGCACGGCGAACCGCGGCGACATCATCATCGTAAGGCCGGGTCATGCGGAGACCATCCCCGATGCTGCGACCCTTGCCCTCAACGTAGCCGGTGTTGCGATCATCGGTTTGGGTCAAGGCTCTCTCAGGCCCACGCTCACCTTCACTGCGGCTGCGGCGAATATCCCCGTGACTGCGGCGAACATGAGCCTCCAGAATTTCCTGTTCGTCGCGAACTTCGCCAACGTGGCGAGCTTCTTCACGGCGACCGGGACTTCAACCCCGACCGACTTCAACGTCGAAGGATGCGAGTTCCGGGATACCTCTTCGGTGCTCAATGCCCTGACGGTGTTCACCGGGAATGCAACGGCCAATAGCTGTGACGGCCTTCGCCTGGTGAATAACCGCGTCTCCAGCCTTGGAACGACGGCTGCTACGACGGCCATCAAACTCTCGTCGGCGACCGATCGCATGATCCACACCGACAACTTCGGCTGCTGGGCGGTCCTGAACGACACTGCAGCGTGGTTGGCTGCGGGCGCCAACAACATGACCAACTTCGAGTTCGGTCGGAACCGCCTCGAGCGCCCGAACACGTCTTCCACCGGCGGTTCGTTCATCTCGACCTCAGGAACGGCTTGGACGGGTCACGCCTACGACAACTACATGTACCAGATCGATGCGACTGCGGGGATCTGGATCGCCACCGGGACTGGAGGGGCGTTTGGATTCTCCAACAACTTCTCACCGATCACCGGGGCGGTGGATAAGTCGGGTCTCGTGAACCCGGCGGCGGTGTAATGGCGAACGTCACGTCTGTTCAAACACTTCTCGACGGACCCCGAAACTGGGTGGTCAAGGTCGATGGGGTATTGGACACGTCGGACCTCGCCAATACGACCCTTGTCGATCCTGCCGTGTTGTCCGCGAATCTTCCCGGACAAAACCCGTATACGCAGCTCCGCATCGATTGCATCGACTATGACGTGGAAGATGCGCTGGAGCTAAGGCTTCTGTGGGACGCTTCTGTCCCCGTGAAGATTTGGGAGCTGACCGGAAGGGGAACGATCGAGGCCGCGAAGTATGGGGGACTCGTGAACAATGCCGGAGCCGGAAAGACCGGCAAGATTCTATATGCGACGCAAGGTTGGGCGACGGGGTTGATTCTTTCCTTTACCGCCTTGGTGAAGGGCATCAAGCAGTAACCGCAGTACCCGAGACAGCAGGGCAATCAGACATGACAAGGAAGCCATGCCTAAGCTCGGGTATTACGTCCCCGGAACGTGGAATGCCTGCTGCGACCAATGCGGTCGTGGCTTCAAGTTCTATTCCCTAAGAAAGCGTTGGGACAACGCCTGGACCTGTGACGCCTGCTGGGAGGAACGGCAGCCGCAGGACTTCGTGCGGGGCGTTAGGGACGATCAGAGCGTTCCTGTGGGTCGTCCTCGAATCGGTCTTCCCACATCCGGTCTCCTATTCACCAACGGAGCGAATAACGTCTCCACGCCGAACGGGGTTTTCACCGTGACGTGGACGAACTGAGATGGCTTACAAACCCGCCACCAATTATCCCCTGCATGACGGGATCACCACGTCCTATGACGTGCAGGTCTTCGACCAGAACTTCGCCTATGTGAGCGGGAAGTGGCTCTCGGTGAAGGATTTTGGAGCTGTTGGCGATGGAGTCACGGACGACTACGCAGCGATCGTTGCGGCGATCGCATTCGCGCAAAGCCTGGGGTCTGGAGTCGTCCTCTATTTTCCGCCCGGTACTTATGCCTTCAAGACCCCGATTGTCATTGCTTCGACTCCGGTTCGATTGGTGGGTTCGGGGATGGCGACCTTCGCCTATGCACCCGTAGGGGCGACAGTCGGGACCACGCTGAAATACACCGGGGTCGCCACGTCTTCTCCGGCCATCACGTTCAGCCTGGTCCAGGCCGCAGGCATGGCGCACTTCGGGCTGGACTGCAACAGTCTCGCCGACATCGGGATGGACCTCGACTCCTGCACGTTCGGGATTTTCGACGACATCCACATCACGAGCTCGAACGTGAAGAGCCTGTTGCTCACCACCGCAGGCGGTGGACAGAGCACGTCTTGGAACACGCTGCGAAACTTCAACATCGATCTTTCGAGTAGCACCGCTTCGGCGGCGATTCACCTCACGGGTACTGCCAACACCAACACCTGCCACAACACGTTTCAGGATTTCCACGTAAATTTCGGTGGGTCCTCGAACCCGGACGGCATCTGGCTCGGCGACTGCGACAACAACCGCCTCTACAACATGATGCTGTTCCGCACGAGCGGAACCGGCGCTGGCGTTCGCACGAAGCCCGCCGAAGCTGCAGGATTCCCCGAAAGCAACATCTTCTTCCATCTGCAAGCGAGCAACGGCGGGTGGGTGAACGATGTCTCGCAAGCAAACTGGAACGTCATCGTCGGCTACGACCGCGTGAACGGTCAGCCCGCTCCGGTCACGAACAACAAACCCCTGCTGTGGATGGATATGTGGGGGGCATGGAATACGCTGATCGGCGGGAATGCGGGAGCGTCCGGCGGAGCGGACGTGCGTACCGTCTTGCAGGTGAATAGCGGGACGGGCGCCTCCTTCGCCCAGATCATCGCCGGCTTCCAGGGGACGAGCGTCAACTTCTACGACGCGGACGTCCATCACTTCCGCGACCACGCGCAAGGAAACGACGCGACGATCCAGAGCCGCGTGATCGCTGTGAACGGCGTGCAGTTCCCGGCCGTGCAGGTGGCGTCCGCCGACCCGAACAACCTGGACGACTACGAGGAAGGCACCTTCACTCCGGGCTTCACGTTCGCGACCCCGGGCGACCTCTCCACGACGGGCACGTTCCTCGGCGACTACACGAAAATAGGCCGAGACATTTCCGTAAACCTCACGTTGATTTCCTCCACGTTCGCGTGGACCACCGCGAGCGGGGCGGCCTCGATTACTGGCCTTCCCTTCACCTCGTTCAACGCGGGGAACCGCTTCTGGGGGTGTGCCTTTTCCGAGGTGCAAGGGATCACCAAGGCGGGGTTCACGCAATTCGGAATCCGCGTCGCCGCGAACACGACCGCGGCATCCGTCTTCGCGAGCGGCAGCGCCGCCTCGGCGACCACGGTGAACGCGGCCGACATGCCGAGTGGGGGCACCTACGTCTTCATTGTGAGTTTCACCTACAAGACTTCAACGTGAGGAATGCCATGGAAAGAGTGACCCGCGTGAACCAGATCGAAGTGACCGCGAGCGGCGTCGTCCAGGTCCGTTTCGAGAAAGTGGTGGTGGACGGCGACCGGGTAATCGCGAGCGCGTGGCACCGCACCGTCTTCGAGCCCGGTACCGACTTCGAGTCCCAGATGGAGCTCGTGAACGCGAATCTCGTGACCCTGGGAGAGGCGCCATGCGAGGACGTGGAGGCGCTGCGGAGTCATGTGTCTCTCGCGCACACCCCCGAGAGGATCGAGGCTTTTGCCAAACAGAAAAGCGGAGAGACGGTTTGACCCTATTCCGTCTTTTCTCCGGTGAGGATCATTCCTTCATTCCCCGGGCCACATCCAGTGATGACGTATCCCTCCTCGCAGAGATTTTTCACCGCGATCGGGAGTTCTTCCGATCCGCACTCGACGCGGATGGAGGTTCCGCGTTCGTGGAGAACGAAGACCTCTCCACCAAACGTTTCCGAGTAGCGCCGCATTCGGTCAATCGGGTTCGTTTCGATCTTCATGGCGACTAGCGGAACAGCCTCATTCACGGTCGGTCGGGACGACATCATTAAGGCGTCCCTTCGGTCATTGAAGGTTCTTGCGATCGGTGAAACGCCCCAGGCCGAGGATTATACCAACCTCGCCTTCGCGCTGAACCTGATTCTCAAGGCCCTCGACGCCGAAGGCTATCTCATCTGGCTGTATCAGACCCTCGCCATTCCTCTCTCTGCGGGAAAGACGAGCTACACCATCGCGGAATCTGGCGCCGATGTCACGAACTACCGTCCCGTTCGTGTCGCGGCGGGATGGCTCAGTGACTCCAGCTCT